GCTTACCCAGAGTTTGACCGCTACGGACGTTGCGTTGCCTTTGCTAAGAGATACTCAATGACACTAGGTGAGTTAGTTGCCATGTTCCCAGAACATGAAAGCGGATTGCTTGGTCGAGATGGGTATAAGCAAGACCTCAACGGCATGGTTGAGATGATTCGTTATTACGATAAGGACCAAACAGTTCTTTATCTACCGTCACGTAACAACATGTTGTTATCGCATGCGGCTAACCCAATGGGTAAGATGAACGTAATCATTGCACGCCGCCCTTCACCAGATGGTGAATTGCGCGGACAGTTTGATGATGTACTTGGTATTCAATTGCTCCGCAATCGTTTTGCATTACTTGCAATGGAAGCAGCAGAGAAGTCAGTACAAGCACCAATTGTTTTGCCACAGGATGTACAAGAACTACAACTTGGTGGAGACGCTGTTATTCGTACAGCAAACCCAGCAGGTGTTCGCCGTGTTGAACTAACACTTCCACAAGGTGCATTTACTGAGCAGACATTGCTTAACCAAGAACTACGCGTTGGTGCTCGTTATCCAGAATCTCGTACTGGAAACATTGACGCAAGCATTGTCACTGGACAGGGTGTACAGGCTCTACTTGGTGCATTTGATACACAGGTTAAATCAGCACAGGCTATCTTCTCGGCAGCACTACGTGATGTTATTTCACTTTGCTTCCAAGTAGATGAAGCATTGTTTAATGAAGAAAAAACAATTCGTGGCGTAGATGCTGGTTCACCGTTTGTTGTTACATATACACCAAGCAAGGACATTAAAAAAGATTATTCTGCAGATGTACGATATGGCATGTTGGCTGGATTAAACCCAGCACAAGGTCTTATTTTTATGTTGCAGGCACTTGGAGGGGGACTTATCTCCAAGGACATGGCTATGAGAGAACTACCATTCGGCGTCAACGTAACTCTTGAACAAGAGAAAATTGAAATTGAAAAGATGCGAGACGCATTGGTTGGTTCACTAGCATCCATGGCACAAGCAATTCCACAGATGGCTATGCAGGGACAAGACCCATCAGCACTAGTACGCAAAATGTCAGAAGTAATTAAAGCGCGTAAGGCTGGCAAGTCTATTGAAGAAGCCATTGAGGAAGTGTTTGAACCCGAGAATCCTCCTGCTGGTGCAGAAGAACAGTCTGAGCAACCTGTCCCCGCTGCTCCTGGTTCCGCTCCAGCAGGAGGCGCTCCAGCGCCACAGGGAAGACCAGATTTACAATCAATTCTTAGCACTATGACTGGCGAAGGTAGTGGTCGTAGCGCAGTCCGTACTACAAGAGAACGAGCAATTTAAGGAGTAATCATGGCAACACCTCGCAAGAGAACCACAAAGGTTAAAACAGTTGCTGATGAAAATTATTCTAAGTTAGACCAATATGCAATTGAATTGCATGAGTTTTATAAATCATTGCGCAGAGCAGGGTTTACCGTTGACAATGCATTATGGATATTGTCTGCAAAAGAAATGCGTCCTGAATGGATGCAAAATCTATCACCTGAAGATATTAGAAAACACATTGAAGAGGAGGACGAAGAATGACAACTGCACCAGAAGGTCGTGGTGGTTACCGTCAGCCTAACAATCCAGCACCTGTATCAGGTCCTGGTGCGCTTTCAAAGCGTACAGATGGTGGAGCAACAGAAGGCATGACACAACCACAACAAAAATATACAGGTTTTAATTACGGTGAAAATGGAGCAATTGCTGCACAGCAAAGCGGAGCACCACTTGCTGGTTCTGGTATTCCAGGATTTAATTTTACTCCATTGACTGCTCCAACAGAACGTCCTAATGAGCCTATTACTTCTGGTATTAACATGGGTGATGGCGGAGGAACAGAGTTAATGCGTGGTATGCCTAATCAAACACCAACGCTAGTTGATACATTAAAGCATCTTGCACAGTATGACCCTTCAGGAGATGCGGAATTAATTTACAGACAACTACTTGACAACGGGTACTAATGCCTCAGTACATTAAACCTGTTGTTGCTGAAGTTTCACCTAACCTTTATGCTGCGGCTAAATCTGCAGGTTTAACTGGCGTAGAAAAAAACCAAGTAGAGCAAATGAGTTACACAATTAAGAAGCATCGTGAACTTGCAAAACTTGGTACTGACGGTGCTCGTAAAGAATATGACCGTCTTGACCCAAATATTCAAGACCAATTAAAGTTTATGTTTAAGGACGCTGAATACTTACAAGCGCCAGCAGATGCAACGGACCGTGTTATGGGTGTTGTTAAGGCTGTTGCTAAAGTAGCGGCTTCACCGCTTATTGGTTTATTTAAACTAGGCGGACAGTACAACCGTTTAATTAACGAACCTTACAAGGTTGCACGACAGGTAGCACAAGGTGCTGACTTGTTTGCTGCTAAAACATGGACAGATGCATGGGATGGCAAGAACCAATACGACCAAGGTGCACTTAAAGAAGCAACAGATTACTTTGGTCAGTTTGATGTGCTTGTTGCTAAAGGACTACTTGAAGGCAAAACTCCTGGCGAAATTGTTCAAGACTTTGGCAAAGTAGACCCTAACCTTCTTAACTCAATTAAGAAAGCCTACGACAACCCTGAAGATTTTAAGCAGGTACTAGATGGTGTTAAGTATGCACAGGTTTCTCCAGGTCGAGATATTGCACGTATGCTTGACCGCAAGCCACCGTCAAGCGGTGTTAGCGGTACAACTAAAAACGTATCTGGCGTATTAGATTTTATCTACCAGTTTGCAGTAGACCCACTTACTTGGATGACAGGTGGATTAAGCAAGGGTGTTACTAAGGGTGAGCGTATCACTAACTCACTTACTGAAGCAATTAACAAGGGTGTACCAATTGAAAAGGCTGTTGAGACAACCTTTAAGGAACCGCTTGTATTTGATTTATGGCAAAGAGGCATGGGTCCCGCAATTAAAAAAGTTGCAGATGCAACTTCTGCAGGTGATAAATCACTTGCACTTGACAATATTGCAAAGAACTTTCCAGGATATAACAATCCTAGTATAGTTAAAGTACTTAGCGAAGCCAAGGTATTTGATGCTGGCAGAGCACAAAAGTTTTTTGAAGATGCAGGTAATTTAAATCTATTGCTTGCTGGTCGTGTTGATGGTGTGACTTACATGCGCAATGGTGTTGTAGTTGCACGTCAAAATCGTTTGATGTCTGATGCTATTACACGTTCGCTTGACAGTGTATTTAACAACATGTCTCGTACTGGCAAAGAGCGCGATGAGGCGCTACAACCAATTACTGCTGCACTTCTTAATACTGAAGATGCATTACAGCGTTTGAACACACCTTTATCTGACATGTCTGTATTGTTAAAGGCTAATGAAGAAATTAAAGGTTGGAAAAAAATTGGGCAGATGGCTGCTCGTTCTCCACAAGGACTAGAAGTACGTCTTGGTGTCAATGCAATTGACACTGCTGCTAATTTTACAGCGCGTGCTCGTCAATTATTGCCAAAGGAAATGGCTCAAGCATTAACAGTTAGATTTTTAGAATCAACTGTTGGTGAGCAGATTGTTATTTTGCGTAATTTAGATGCTGCAACTATGTACTCAATGGGTCTTGGTGGTAGTGTTAAGGGTGAAGAGTTAATTGTTAAGACTCTACAAGATAAGTATGGCGACAAAGCAGGCTTTGCAATTAAAAGAGACCTTGCAGTTAATGAGCAGCATAGCAAATTTGCATCTGCAAACTCATTGCGAGAAGAAGATGGCATATATTTTGTTAATACTGAAGGTCCAATTCAGCCATATCACAAGACTTGGGCTGTTGGTCCGCTACCTTATGACACAATTGGCTCAACTGTTTGGGAAATTAAGTCTAAGAAAAACATTATTACAGCACTTGGTGGTGCAACACAGGGTTCATTCTCAAAAAAACTGGTTGATGCATGGTCTATCTTAACTTTGTTCCCACGTTTGGGTGTGCGTTCTGCTATTGACGAAGCAACAATGTATTTATTGTCTGCACCTACTAAAGATATACGTCACTTTGCGTCATTAGAAGGTTTTCGTCTTGGAAATATGTCTCGTGCTGCTACTGGTTCTAAATCTGCTAGTGGTCCTGTACGTAGGGGTATCCAAAAAGCACTAAAGTTTGCACCTAATTCTGATAAGCCTTTACGTATTGGCAAGCAACCGCGTTACTCGCATGAAGAAGCGCTGTCAATCATGGACAGAATGTCTGTTATTAACGCTAAGGCTGATGAGTTGGGTGTTGACCCTGCGCTTTTAACTGATTTAGAAAAGCGTCAGGCTGTTTCTGATTACATTTCTGATGTTTACAGCAACTACATTGACAAAGACTCTGCTGGTTATTTAATGCAGGCGTTTATAAACTCGCCTGATGCATTAAACTCTATGGCTTCATCTCTTGTTGCTAGCAGTGGTATTTCAGGTCGTTATGGTGACGAAGTAATGGAAATGATTATTACTCCATCAGTAATTGACTTGGCTCTTGAGTCTACTGGTCTTAAAATGACTAAAGGTGTACGCACAATTGACACTGTTAAGTTGTCTGAACAAAAAGTTGCTATGGTTCATTTTGTAAAGTGGCAAAAAGCATTTGCGGGAAACAAAGATGTGCTTACAAAAGAGCGTACGCTTAACCCAGCAGATATATTCTTTAGATACAATGCACTTAAGCCAGGCGAAATTGACCCTAAGACTGGCAAGGAAATGTTTGAACTAGCATTAGATGCTGCTATGACTAAAGTAGGGTTTGAGTTTAGCGATTTAACTAAGACATGGGTTGTTAAAGACCAAAAGGCTATTAACGCCTTCCTTGACCCACTGTCATACACAGTTCAACAGCGTGGTGCTGGTTTAGATGATGAGCAAATTGCACGTGGACAGTTATTTCGCATGTTTGTTGAAATGTATGAAACATTTCACGGTAGCCAAAATGCTTTTAACGAAAACCTACTTGGTGTAATTAAAAATAGTTACAGTGAATTAGTTAAAATAAGCGGTAAGTCTGGACGTCTTCCTTCATGGAATGAAGCAGTTGCTCGTATTCCATTAGATGAGTTTCAAGATGCTAGCCAAGGGTTCCGCGTTAAAGGTACCGTTAATACAGAATTAGACCTTGATGATTTAAATCTTGAGAACGCATTTAAACGTGCTGGTAATACAATGATGGACTGGATGGATGAGCAGGTAACTGGTATTTATCGTCAGCCAGCGGTTATGGTTACATATAATGCACTTCGTAAGAAGTATGCAGGCATTGAACGTGAATTTGTACGTCAACAAGTAGCACGCGAACTAGGTCCTTTTTCTGGTGCTACACAAAAGCACATTGACGAAGTAACAGACAAGTATCGTAAGGTAGCAGAAAAGCGTTTTACAGAACTGGCAGTACGTGAGGCAGCAGATACTGTTTTAAAGTTTGCTGATAACCCTAAGATACGTTCTAACTTTTCATTTAGCATCCGTACAGTAGGTCGTTACTATCGTGCAACTGAAGACTTTTATCGCCGTATTTATCGTATGAAAGATGTAGCGCCACGTGCGCTATACCGTTTACGTTTAACAAACTTAGGTATTGAATCTAGTGGTGCTGTTCATGAAGACCAGAATGGCGAACCGTATGTAGTAATGCCTATGGATAATGTTATCTTTAAGGCAACTGATGGTGCGTTCCGTGCACTAACAGGTAATACTGGATATAGCCAACCATTGTTTAATGAGTTTACATTTAAACTACGTATGGTTAGCCCATCATTTTCACAAGATGCAGGTCTTCCTACGCTATCTGGTCCTATTGCAGGGCTAAGCGTTATTGGTGTAAAAAATATTTTAGGCATAGTGCCAGGAAAGATTCCGTTTATTGGTGGCACATTGCAACCATACTCACAGCAACTAGGTGAGAGCATTGATACATTTGCACTAGGTAACATTGGCGATAACGTAGATGTTGTCCGTGCTATAGTACCTTCATCACTACAACGTGTATGGGGTATGTTGCCATTTGATGAGAAGGCTCGTCAAGAAGTAACAGCAGCACAACAGGCTATTGCTTATAACGCAGCAAACGGTATTGGCATTGACGCTAACGCTACTGATATAGAAAAGGCTAAGTACCTAGATAACATTCGTATTTCAGCACACAATGTGTTGTTTATGCGTCACTTCTTAGGTCTATTGTCACCAGTTGCTCCTACTACAATGGAGACTGTAGGTGTTCCTGACTACATTAAGGATACAGGTATCTCTAGCCTACGCTCAGAGTTCTTTGATATTCTTAATGGCATTACTGTTGTTAACCAAGGTGATATACAGGACCCATACGAAGAAGCATTGGCTACTTACATTGGTAATAACCCAGGCAAACTTATCTATACAGTCTCACGTGAAGACAAACAGACTAGCGTTCTTATTAAGAACACAGATAAGTTAAAGGACTGGGGCATTAGAAATGCCAAGTTAGTTGAGCAATACGGTGAGGCAGCCTACATCTTTGCTCCGCAAATTGGTGATTTTAATGCTGCTACATATAACTGGATTCAATCAGCAGGACTTGTTAAAAGCAAGAGCCTTGAGAAGTACTACAAGGATTTGCAGACAGCAGAAGATAAGCAGAAGTACTATGACATTGCACGTCAGGAGAAAGAAATCCTTGGCAACATGTCAGACCCACAACTGCGTGCTAATGTAATTAAAGCAGCAACTGAGCAGCGTAATGCGCTTAAGGCTAATAACCCGCTACTTAACTCAGCACTTATTGGTACTGGTAATACTATTGGTAACGAAGCAGTACTGATGAATAGTGTAGAGCAGATGATTAATAACCCTAGTGTTGACATTAATCCAGCCACACGTCAGCGTATGGCACTAGCCATCAAGATGATGCGTGAGTTTATTGCATTTGCTACTGACCCAGAATTAAAGAATGTAACTAATGCAACACAACTAAAGGCTGAACGCAAGGCACAGATTGAGGCTAACTTGAATGAATTAATGCTAGGTGACTTATACCTATCAGAAGCAAACCGAGCAATATTTAAGTCAATACTTAGTTTCTATTCACGTGATTCATACTATGCTTTTAAGGAGTTAAAGTAATGGCTAATTATTCAAATGATGCTAAGTACGTTAGCGCCTTTAACAAAGCATTAGCGGCAAGCAATAAGGCTAAACTATTACTTGCTGATTTAAACAAGGCTAAGCCTGGCACCCCACAACATGACTCGCTTCAGGCTCGCTACAATGCTGCTAAAGCAGATGTTACCAAGTATGAGGCAGAACGTGTTGCACGTAAAAATGAAATTGATAGTGCTGAAAAAACTGAAAAGACTAACAAAGCAGCAAGCAAAGACAAGGCTTCAGCAACAGCAGATATTCCAGTTCTTGAGTATCAACTACAGGCTGCTAAAAATGAAGGCAATGCCGATAAGATTAAGGCTGCAGAATTAGCACTTAAGACTGCTCGTGATAAGGCTGCTGGCATTAAGCCACCACAGGTTGCAGAGGGTAACCAAGAAGGTGGACCAGAAGAAGTAGGTACTAACAAGTTTGCTGGCTATACGGTTAATAGCAATGGTTCAGTTACTAATGGTAAGGGTAATGCTACATACTTTGTTAGCGTTAAGAACCCTGATGGTTCATCTACAATGCAGGAATACGCAAGCATTGTACAGGCTCGTGATGCGTTCCTTAAGGGATACGCAGCACCTGGTGCTATTGATTCATTAAAGCAGAAACTGCGTGCTGGCAACTGGATTACATCCAAGCAACTAACAAACAATGAATGGCTATCAGGTCTTGATAGCATGATTGCTAAATATACCTATGATGCAATTAGTGCTGTTAAGTATGGTGGTGCTAAAGAAGCACCTCTAATTGATGCATGGTTTGCTAGTTCAAAGAGCGGTTCAGGCTCAGGAACAACCAGTAAGGCAGGTACCTGGAAAGATACAGGACTTGACCTAACTACTGTTGGTGATGCATACAAGGAAATCAATGATTACATGATTGATGCCTTGGGTAGAGAAGCAACTCAAGAAGAGAAAGATGCTTACTACAAAGACCTTAATGCTCGTGAAAAGAAGTCGGCAGTTGAGACTGTTGAAGTACGCGATGCAACTGGAAAGATTATTAAGTCTACACGTACTGGTGATTTTGTTTCAGCAGATGAACGCCTTAACTCTAAGAATGCTATTGTTATTAAGGCACTAGAAGGTACTGATGCTGGCGAGATACTTAAGTCTGCTAAGGGCAGCCAAGTTGCTTTACAGATTTCAGCCTTGCAAAAGGCTGGTGCTGAATACGGACAACCAATGTCTGCAGGCGAAGCACTTAAGTATGTTATTGCTGGCGGTACACAAAAGGATGCAGTTGCAAAACAAACAGAACGTATGCGCTTAAACGCTATGACTATGTTTGGCAATCTTAAGGACCACATCAGAGATGGTGGAAGTGTCAAGGATATTGCAGACCAGTACGCTTTAATTAAGTCTAAGAAACTTGGTATACCTTTAACGGATGCATTCAATGACAAAGATGTACAGATGGCATTAACTAAAGATGGCGGGCTTATGAGCACCGCAGAGTTTTCAAGACAGATGCAAGCAAACCCACTATGGCGTCAGACACAAGAAGCACATGATGTTGCTGCTGACTTTGCTAACACCATACTTAAGTCGTTTGGATTCATGGGCTAATGGCAAGAATAAATGACGCGTTTGATAATTATGTTGCTCCTACTACATACTCAAAAGTAGAAGATAATGCTGCTAAGAATGCTGCTATGTCCCCTGCTGCCCGTGCTGCTTATGAAGCATCACAGGCTAGTTGGAATGAAGGTGCTGACCCGTATTACACAGCCATTGTTCCTGGTACAAGTTTAACCCAAGCACAGATTGATACACGTAAATCTGCTACTGATGTATCTACAAGTATTAACGAAGAGTATGGTGACTTAGGCATTAAGTCTACTGTTGACCCACTTACTGGCAAAATTACAACTACGCAAAATAATAAAGTAATAACTAACAATGCACCTGGTTCTCCATTTGCTCCAGCAGTTGTAACAACAGACAAGCCAAAAGAAATTAGCGATGCTACCCGCGATGCATTTGCAATGCTACAAGATTTATTTGCATCATATGGTCTTGAAGGTTTATCAGGTGAAATTGCTGATTACATGAAGCAAGGTCTTACTGCAACAGAAGCATTAATTAAGTTAAAGACTAATCCTAGTGGCGCTTATGCTAAGCGTTTTGCTGGTAACTTTACTCGTGTAAAGAATGGTCTTAATGCTATTTCAGAGGCTGAGTACATTAACCTTGAGAACTCATATGCTAATACATTAAAAGCATACGGTTTGGGCAACATGGTTAGTCTTAACCGTGAAGACAACTACAAAAAGTTTGCTGATTATATTGCAGGAGATATATCTGCTGCTGAGTTTAAGGACCGCGTAGATACAGTTGTTACTCGTGTACAAAACGCAGAGCCTTCTATTAAGGCAACACTTAAGTCTTTTTACCCAGAGATTACAGATACTGACCTAGTTGGTTACTTCCTTAATCCAAAAGAAAACTTACCTAAGTTACAAGAAAAGGTAACAGCATCTGAGATTGGTGCTGCTGCACTAGGTGCAGGTGCTGGGCTTACTACAAATGTAACCACTGCAACTGACCTTGCTAAGTATGGCGTAGACCAGAAGATGGCTCGTGAAGGTTACTCAACAATTGCTGATGTGCTTCCAACCGCTACTAAACTTGGTGATATTTACAATCAGGCTGGCATTAAATACGGACAGGCTGAAGGTGAAGCCGAAGTATTTAAGGGCAGTCAAGATGCAGCAACTAAGCGTAAGCGCTTAGCCTCTATGGAACGTGCCGCTTTTAGCGGCAGTTCTGGTACAGGACAGTCAAGCCTAAGCAAGAGCATACAAGGCAGACTCTAAAAAAATAGAATCCAGATGTGGACCCACCAGCCCCACCTGCGTAAAAGACTGGTAGCAGAAGCCAGACAGTATTCCCCAATATTGAAACTGTGGTCTGCGATTCAACTAATGAGATGGGAGAACGGTTGCTATGAGCAACAACTACTGGGACGAAGACGAAGACGACATCGATACAACTCCAAACACTGAAGAAGGTGCAATGAAACAATTGCGCAAGGCTAAGCGTTCGGATGAAAAGCGTATCAAGGAGTTAACCGAGCAACTTGAAACATTCACTAAAGCGCAACGTGAATCGGTTATCAAGAAGGTCCTAGAAACAAATGGCGTTAGCCCCAAGGCTGCACGTCTAATTTCAAGAGAACTAGAAGGCGATGTAACAGAAGAGGCAGTTGTTAACTACCTTACTGAAAACGCAGAAGTTTTTGGATTAGAAGTTCAGTATGAGGAAGCGCCTGCTAATACTCTTGACCGTGCTGCATTACGTCAGCAGGACATTGTAACTCAGCAGGCGATGACGCCTGATGCCGACATGAACATGGCTAACAGAATAGATAATGCTTCGGAAGAAGAACTACTCAACATGATTTATTCGGGCAAAATTAATTAACAACAACCGAATCTAATACCCTCATAAGGAGGTGCAATAAATGGCTAATGCATATACAACCACAGGCTCCAACTCGCTTGGAGGTACCGTTGGTGGTGCTGGTCTCGTACAAAAGGCGTATGACCGTCTAATCGAGTTCGCACTCCGTGCACAACCACTAATCCGTTCAGTTGCCGATAAGACACCTGCACGTCAAAGCATCCCTGGTTCATCAGTTGTTTTGCAGCGTTATGTTGACTTAACAAAGAAGACAGCAACACTAACAGAAACAGTTGACCCAGATGCAGTAGCGTTGGCAACACCAACCTACACAACTATTACTCTTGCTGAGTATGGTAACGCAGTACTTGTAACACGTGCGTTGGAACTCTTCTCTCTTGCAGACGTAGACCCAGCAATCGCTAACATCATTGCGTTCAACATGGCAGACTCAATGGACGAAGTTGCTCAGACAGTGCTACGCGCTGGAACGAACGTACTTCGTGGCGGAACTGCTACATCACGCGGTACACTTACATCATCTGATGTATTTACTTCAGCACTTGCACGTAAGGCAACTGCAAAGTTGCGTTCAAACAAGGCTATCCCACGCAAGGGTTCACTATACTGGGCTGGTATCCACCCAGAAGTTTCACATGACCTTCGCGCCGAAACAGGCGTAGGTTCATGGCGTCAGCCACACGAGTATCAGTCAAATGATGCTATCTGGGCAGGCGAAATTGGTACATACGAAGGTGCATTCTATGTTGAGTCGCCACGTATGTTCTCAGACAAGTTAGGTGCAGACCGCACAGCACTTACAACTACAGCAGTAACTGTAGCAGCAGCATCAGGAGCAACATCATTTGGTATCGCTTCTTCTTCTGTTATTGCTACAACTGCTGTTGCTGGAGATAAGATTTCTGGAACAGGTATTGCTTCTGGTTCTCTTATCGTATCTATTGAAACAACTGGCTCAACATCTACAGTTACTGTTGACACAGCATTTTCTGCTGCAGTTACAGCAACAACAACTATCACTGTTACACCTGAGACAAAGGTATTCAATACCTACTTCGCAGGACAGCAAGCACTTGCTGAAGCAGTGGCAGAAGAGCCACATGTTGTTATTGGACCAGTCGTTGACAAGTTGATGCGTCACCGTCCACTTGGATGGTACGGCGTACTTGGTCAGGCTATCTACCGTGAAGAAGCGCTTTACCGCGTTGAAACATCTTCATCAATTGACTTTGTGTAAGCAATAGTTAACTGACGACAGAGCAGGGGTTGCATGTGCGCCCCTGCTTTGTAGTAAGTCAACTAAGGAGACTAATGACTAAGTACATTTTAACTACTCCAACAGAGGAGTACGGTCCAGCAGGCGGTGGACGTTTGTTCATTCGCTATCGCTTGACGCGAGCCATCAGTCTCATGCGCAACAATGGCGTTTGGTCTGAGATTAGATTTCCCACCGAAGATATTATTAAAGCGGCTGACAAGTTTTATGTTGGTGGCAGTGAGTATGAAATATCACAACCAACATACCAGTCACTAATTGACCAGGGATATGGACAATACGTAAGGGAAGAATAATGGAGCATCAGCATATAAGCAAGGTGCTTGAATGGGGATTCAGTGCAGACCATAACTTTATGGCAACCCTTTGGGGCTGTGTGTTATGCGATATAAAAGCAGACAAACCGTTTGAGTATGAAGAGATTTCAATTGACCATACATCGTGTGGTGATGATTGTTTTGGTTGCAAGGCTAAAGGACTTCAACTAGCAACAGGTGATGCTGCAGGCAATATTGTTGCCAGTGGTACCACGCAAAAGAAGTGGGACAAAGAACTAGCATTCTACAAAGATGCAAGAGCACAAGGTGTACAACCTGAAGGCACATCTCGCAAGGCTGTAGAAAAAGCACTTGATGCATCGGCTACTTTAAACAGAGCCTACAATGCAGAAAAGATGCCTAAAGCAAATCAGATTACCAAAGAAGCCGTAGCAGTAATGAAAGAGATAGGACAAATCTAATGGCAGCAATGAAGAAGGCAGCCGCTATGTCAATGAAGAAAGACATGGCACAGGATGCAAAGATGATGAAGGGCATGAAGCCAGCGCAGAAGTCCGCCTTCAAGAAGGCTGACAAAAAGATGGATGTTAAGAAGCCTAGTGCTAAAGCAGACATGCGTATGGACATGGCTCTTCGCAAGCGCGTTATGAAGAAGGGCAAGTAATTATGTGCACAGCATGTGGATGTAAGGATACAGCAGTAACTATTGACGCACCAGTGCGTAACAGTACAAAGCCAGCAGCAGGAGCAATCCCTGGCTACACACAAGGTTCATCTATTGGTGGACAAGAACTTCATCGCTCAGATGCAAGTGTAATTAAGGGTTGGAATGTTCCAGCACCATACGGAAAAGGAAAGTAACAATGGCTAACGAATATATGAAATCAAACGACAATGCTGCAGGTCTTGTTATTCCTGTAAAGATGCGCAAGGCAGCAACAGATAAGTCATCAGTCAACAAGAACTTTGGTGGCGGAGTAGGACCAGGAGTAGCACCTATGTCTGCACCTCGTTCAGGTAAGGGAACCGCTAATGGTCCATCACAGGTAATCAAGGGTGTATACACACAGCCTGTTGCAGGTGGCGGTAAGTTCTAATGGCGGTTGCTAAAAAAGCAGCGGCAAAAGGTTCTGTTGCTAAGACATTTGACACTAGCAAGTTAATCCCAAAGATGACTCCACAGGACAAAGCAATGCTAAATATTCTAAAAAAGAAATACGGCAAAGACGTTTACAAAGGATAATAATGCCAAAAGGTATGGGCTTCAAAGCCGCACAGAAGAGCATCGCAAAAAAAAGCGGTGTATCAATGAAGTCTGCTGGTGCAATCCTCGCATCCTCTACACGCAAGGCAAGTCCAGCAGCAAAGAAAGCAAATCCAAACCTTAAAAAAGTTAAAGGAAAATAAATGACAGACCCTAGACTAAAGCGAGCAGGAGTGTCAGGTTTTAATAAGCCTAAGCGCACACCAAACCACCCAAAGAAGAGCCATGTAGTTGTGGCTAAAGAAGGTAGCACGGTCAAGACTATTCGCTTTGGTCAACAGGGTGTTACTGGTGACAGACAACCAACTGCACGACAGGCTTCATTTAAAGCCCGTCATGCTAAGAATATTGCTAAGGGCAAAATGAGTGCCGCATACTGGGCAGATAAGGTTAAATGGTAATGGCTGTTAAAGATAAATACGTATCAGTAACATCAGTAACACCTGCTATTAAAGCAAAAGCCCTTTCTGAAAAACAACAAACAAGCATACGTAAAAATATTAAACTTGCTGCTACATTTGTAGGACCAGGTAAGTTTCTTAAAGGTGCTAAGGCTGTTGAACAAGGAGCCGTTGCTGCTACGCGTTTAGCACGCAGAGCACGTGGCGGTAGCGCAACAGCAAGTCGTATGCAGAAGGCTTCTAAGTCAACTGATGCATCACGCCGTGAGGCTACACGCCGTGCAGAAAATGCAGCCAAAGAAACACGTGTAGAAAAAGCAGAAGTACCTAGTCCATCTAAAGTTGTTAAACTAGCACCGCGTAAACCACAACCTGCTACTGAAACATTTAGAGTTGCTCAACGCAACATCCGTAGAAATGTTGCTGGTGTTGACAAGCCAAAGGCTAAGATTTCTAGCAAAGTAGCAACAGCCGTGGCTAAAGATGCAAGTCGGAGACCGATTGCTCCGCGTCCAAGAGATGTTAAAAAGCCTGGTAATTATTTAACACCACGTGAAAAACTTTATGAAAAGTTAGGTCAAAAGGCACCTGTTAAGATAACAAGAAAAAAGCCTATGTCACCAGCAGAAATTGCTACAGTTAAAAAATCTGTAAAAGAATCTAAGTTGGCTAAACTTGCTGAAAGACCTGCCAAGCCTAAAGGCGGCAAACTTGAAGACAAAAACTTTAAACTTCCAAAGCATAAAGTTAATGTTGGCATTCCTAAAATTGTTAAAAAAGAAACACCAAAGAAATTAAAAGTTACTAGACCTGCACGTGGTAGTAAAGTTGAACCTGCAGATATTTCAAGAGGTCGTCCAACTGGTTGGAAAAATTGGCCTGAATCTAAACAACAGCGTTGGCTTGAAAAGCGTGACCGCCAACGTGATACTGCTGCTGCAAAAGCAAACCCAAATAGATACTCTGGTTCTAAAAAGGAAACAGGCAATCGCATTGCTACAGAACGCAATCTTGAAATTGGTCTTACTGGTGTTAAAAAGACTATGCAAAAAAACGAAGCAAAGTTTGCTAAGAAAAATGCAGCCAAGGTAGATGCTACTTTAGCCAAGGCTAAACAAGCACGTAAAGGTCGCAGTTTGCAAAATACATTTAATAAGCCAATATTTCAACGCAAGCCTTCAACTGGCAAGTTAACAGTTAAGCGACCTATTAAGCCAACTAAGGAGTAGGAATGACTACATATGGAACTGCAACTTACAATGGAACTAGTTATACCTTGTATGGTTTTCCTGGGTCTACACTTCGTGACGAACTCAATCGCCTTGCTAATGGGGGCGAATACCCAGCACGCACAGCGTACCTTGACGAAGACGGAGCAGTTAACAACTGGGTCGGTACTCCATTAGGTACACCACTAGCGGCTGCTCTAAATTATAAGTCAGACCCTAATCGTTCATACACAGCCTTTAAGGGTAACAACGCTGCTGCATGTGAGATTGCTGGTATTACGGACCCAGCCAAATACATTGAGATTGTTACTGCACTAAGAACGGTTGCTTCCTAATGACAACACTAAACAATTTAATTGACGATGTACAGTTAGACCTTGCAGGTTTTACTTACCGTCAAGACCGAGCAACTTACTTAGTATCTGCTGTTACCAGTTCAGACCTAGTACTTAATGTTGCCAACACCGACAATATTGCTAAAGGCATTATTGAAATTGATGATGAAATGATGTGGGTAGATTCTTATGACCGTCAAGCAAACACTGTTACTATTGCTCCTTTTGGTCGCGGATACAACGGCACTACTGCTGCTGCTCACGCTACTAATACAAAAGTAGTTATTACTCCTACATTCCCACGTCAAGTAGTTAAGCGTGCAGTTAATGATACAATTGGTGCAGTATACCCAAAGGTATTTGCAACTGGTTACACCTCTACATACTTCCTTGCTAGCCGTACAACTTATGCTGTACCAGCAGAAGCCATTCAAATTCTTTCAATGGCATGGGAATCAGTAGGACCTACAAAGGAATGGCTACCAATTCGCCAATGGCGTTGGGACCCTATTGCTTTTCCTGCATCTTTTCCTACAGGAAAGACTGTATCAATCTACGACAACATTCTTCCAGGTCGTACTATGAATATTATTTATTCACACATGCCAGTTGCATTAAACAATAACTCAGATGACTTTGAGACTGTATCAGGACTACCTTCTTCAATGAGAGATGTAGTTATTTATGGTGCTGCATGGCGTCTGTCATCATACCTTGACCCAGCACGTAACTCTATTACTAGTCCTTCATCAGATGAGATTGACACTAAACGTCCATACGGCACAGGCACAACAGTTACAAAGAACTTGCAAGCGTTGTATTTACAACGCCTTGAAGAAGAATCCCTGAAGCAAAAACTTCAGTTCCCTACCCGCGTCCACTATTCACGATAGGCGAATAAATGACAGTACGTAAGTATACCTCCCGCTCACAGCAAACAACACTGTCATCAGCAGTTACTTCTGGTGCTACTGTTCTTTCAGTAACTAATGCATCTACATTACTTGCTGGTACAACTATTTCTGCTGGTCAAACCTTTGTGGTTGTTATTGACCCAGATACAGCCCTTGAAGAAATTGTAGAAATTACCTCTGCGTCCTCTAATAACCTGACAGTAACTCGCGCTGTTGATATGTCTGGTGCATCAGCACAAGACCACTCATCAGGTGCTGTAGTACGCCACATGATTATTGGTCGTGACCTTCGTGAATCTAACTTACACATTGAGGCAACTGGTGCTTACAACGATGGCACTAGCACGCATGCAATGCACGGACTTGGTTCGTCAGATGGTGTTGTAGTTGGTACTACTGCTACTCAGACTCTTACTGCTAAAACTCTTACGTCTCCAGTAATTACCAACCCTAGCATTTCTGGTGCTGGTGTAGACGCAAGCATAGTTTTTGAAGGTACAACTGCAGATGCATTTGAGACTACTCTTACAGTAGTTGACCCAACTCAAGACAATACAATTACTTTGCCTAATACAACAGGCACTGTTGCTATTCTTACTGCTACACAGACAATGACTAATAAGACTTTAACAAGTCCTATTATTTCTGGTAGTCCAGTTATTACTGGTTTGTCATCTGCTGGTATGTCAGCATCATCTGCTGCTCCAAAAGACTATGTGGATTCTATTCTTGGTTCTGCTACTTCTGCTGCTACCTCTGCTGCATCAGCGGCGGCTAGTGCCACCGCTGCTGCTACCTCTGCTTCTTCCGCAGCCACATCTGCGAGTTTAGCGGCAACATCAGCATCTAGTGCCTCGACATCCCAAACAGCAGCAGCAACTTCTGCTGCAAGTGCCGCTACAAGCGCTACAGCAGCGGCTACATCAGCCACATCTGCTGCAGCAAGTGCAACTACTGCTGCTAACTCAGTAGCCACAATTGTAGCAAGTGCCACTGCTGCTGCTACAAGTGCTGCTAGCGCAGCAGCCAGTGCTACGGCTGCTGCAACATCTGCTGCATCTGCAGCGGCATCTACAAGTGCTGCTGCTGCTAGCGCAACCGCTGCAGCAACAAGTGCTACATCTGCTGCAAACTCTGCAACGGCTGCAGCCACGTCAGCGACAAGTGCTGCTACATCAGCAACGGCAGCAGCAACATCTGCAGCAAGCGCTGCTACAAGTGCAGCCTCTGCTGCTGGTGTTTTATCTGCAGCCTATACAGCAAAAGGTGCATTACTAGTAGGAACTGGTGCTGGTGCTTATGCTGTGCAAACAGTAGGAAGCAACGGACAAGTACTTACTGCTAACTCCGTTCAAGCCGATGGTGTTGAGTGGACGACTGTTGATGCTTTGCCATCACAGACTGGCAACTCAGGAAAATATTTAACTACTAATGGCTCAGCAGCAAGTTGGGCTACAATAACAACTGACCCCACACCAACCGCGTTTATGCTCGGTGGAATGTAACTAAGGAGAAATAATAATGCCAACAACATACAAGGTGCTAGGGCAGTCTAACCCGTCTGCTACCACGGCAACAACACTATACACCGTGCCATCTGCTACACAGGCAATTGTATCTACAATTACCATTGCTAACCAAACAGCAACAGCAGGTACCTACCGCGTAGCAGTTCGACCTGGAGGCGAAACACTGGCAGCAAAGCATTATGTAGCCTACGATGTGTCCCTTCCTGGTAACGCTACAGACACCCTGACTCTAGGTGTGACTCTGGGAGCAGCAGATGTAATCACAGTCTATGCCTCAGCAGCAACATTCTCATTCAATGCTTTCGGAAGCGAGTTATCATAAATGACAGTTGGACGCATACCTTCGGTTGAAGGTGGTATTCAACCAACGCTAT